TACCACGACTCTTTTTACCTTTAGAGCCCTCAGTTGTTTTAATGTCTTCGTTGCCGCGTGATGCTTTTAACTTCTTCTTGCCGCGATCTTTGCCCTCAGTAGTTTGCTTTTCGCTTAGTGCAGCCCAAAGTGCTTCTTTGATTGAAGTTTCAACTGCCATTGCGTTGTCACCTGGCTGTGTAGCAGCATATGCTTTTTTCTTTTTATGCATATCGTTACCTGCAGGTATAGCGTCACTCAAATCACCGTATTCTTCATTAGGTGAATTGTTCCACTCTTCTTCTACGCCTTCTTCGCCCATCCCACATGGACTATCGTCGTGTCCTTCATGTTCGTCATTTGCGATTTGCATTAAACTAACCATATCATCATGGCCGTCTACTGGACCTTTGTGTAAAGCAGAAACAGGAGTAGCTTCTTTTGCTCCTGCTAGTTGCATCATACGCATTAGGTCTGATATTTCTTGTGCATTTTGGCCATTCATTGAAATGTTCATAGATGCTTCATTTATTTTGTTTTTATTCATGTTATTATCCTTACTTGCGAGTTGAGTTGTCGGCGCTTTACCTGTTGTATTAAGTGCTGAATTTGGTTTAGTGTTTGATTTAGGTTGTACTCCAGTACTTCCTATTTCTGCTGGATCACCACTTGCGTTACTTCTAGGTTGAGCAGCTCGTGCGCTATCTGCCGGAGTAACTTTATTTTTCTCAAATTTATCATCGAGTGCCTTTTTAATTGCAGCCGTTGTATTTGGTCCAGCTTGTCCGTCTACTGCTAATCCGTTTGCTTTTTGAAATGCCTGTACAGCTTTGAATGTACCATTGCCGTACTTACCGTCAATACCATTTGGGTCAAAACCTAAACGTGATAGTGCAGTTTGCATATTTCTAATTGCAGGCATTGCTTGTTTGCCACCTTGATTATATGCTGTCATTAAATTTGGTGTTGCAGTATCTAATTTACGTCCTAGTAATGAACCGTTGCTAGGTGCTGCTGGTTCGCGGTTTGGTTCTTGACCACCTCTGGTTCCATCATCTGGCCCTGCTGATTGTTGTGCTTCTGGTGGTGTTTCTGCAGGTTCTTTTGCTCCACCTGCAGGTCCACCTGCTCCTGTGCCTGGGGCTACTTTAGGTGCTTCTGGTTTCGCGTCATCAATTGATGTGTCAGTGCCTGGATGTACAAAAAATTGTTGGCCGTCAACGCTTTTGACTTCAGCCTCTTTACCGTCAATAGTAATTATGTCGCCGTCATTTAAATCATCTGATTGTTGTGCATCGTAAGTAGAATCAAAAGTTGTATCTGTATCTGTTGGACGGTTTGGTTCTTGACCACCTCTGGTTCCATCATCTGGACCAGTACTATCTGTATCTGTTGGACGGTTTGGTTCTTGACCACCTCTGGTTCCATCATCTGGACCAGTACTATCTGTATCTGCATCTAATGTAGCAATATCATCTGCTGTTAGTGGTTCGCCGACTATACCTTTATCAATACCAAGATCATCTAAACGTTGTTGTACCTGTGGTGTGATTATACGCGGGGGTTTTTGTGACCCAGAATCTAGGTCGTTTATAAAAGTTTGCATAGCATCGTAACCCTTATCGCCGGGTCTAAGATCCATACGTTCAATATTTCCACCGTCATCGACTAATACTTTAGGAGTACCGTCTGCAAGATGTGTTTCCCCGTATTTTGTATCCCAATCATTTCTACCATAGTCACCTATAACGCCGCTTCCGGTAGGTCTTGGCTCAATAGGTGATATTAAATCTTCTATTTGTTTTGCAATTGCCTTTTTAAGTTTTTCTTCTTGTCCATTACCAAGAACAGGTTCGCCTTGCGCCCGTGCCATTGCTTTAGCGTTAGCTGGTGTTGCACCATTTTTAATTAGCATGTCATATATAGGGCCTTCACTTAATGTTTGCCCGTATGCATCTACTACAGTTAATAATTCTCTAATACTTTTCACATCAACTTCCAACTGGTGACTTTAAATTTTCAGAATCACCAATGTCTGTTGAAGTGCCTTTTGGTGCACCTTCCATTGGATCAATCTCGCGCTCGTTGCGCACAGTTTCTAATTCTTTTAGTAAAGACATTATTCTATCGTTACTAACTTGTTCTTGTCCACTAATATCAGCTAACTCTTCTTTAGTAAGCAATGTTTCATAAGGAGTGTCTTCTTTAGCTTCTTGTTGTGCTTCTATAGGGTCAAATTCGCTACGTACAATAAGGTAGCTATGATCAATTGTACACGAGTCTACTAAGTAAGTTTGCAATATTTGTGTAGTAGTTGGATATTTTACTTCTGCTTCAAAATTATGTACTTCCATATTCTTTAACTGTGGGAAGTCTAGTGGCTTTTCTGATATAGGAATCGTTTTGCCAGTAGTTAAATTTACAAGATCAAACTTTTCTAAGCTTATTTTTGCCTGCTCTACAAACCCTTCAGGAAGTTCACCTGCAACTCTAATTTTAAATTTATAAGTCTTTTGGCTTTCTGTTAAAAATTCATTAAATGTTTTCATTGATCGATTCCTATTATATATATTATTTATCCATGTTCTTTAGTTTTTCAAGTAAACTATTACGATCAGTAACTATGTAACCTGCGCCACTTACTACATCACTGTCACCTGATCCACCGTCACGGTCCATTTTTTCTTTTTTAAGTTGTAAGTCGATCATTTTTAACTTCTTATCCATCTTTGCAACTTTGGCATCTAAACTAGTTTTAAGCATTCCACCTGCTACTTCAAATACTCTACCACTATAACGTGCTTCAACATTCATACCTAAATCCATTAAGTCTTCGTATGCCGATAAAGCACGTTGTGCAATGTCTTCAAGTTCGTCATCTGCTTTTTGTCCTAGGCCTTTAACTGCTGGCAATGCACTTGCAATCTTATCAAACTCATCTATACTACGAATTGTTTCTTCTTGTTCAACAATTGCAGTTTCTAGATTTTGTTTTTTTTGTTCTTCTTTTATTATATCTTTGCTGTCAGGCAAATTTAAAAGGTCTTCTAATTTTTTAGTCATTTAAACTTTCCATTATATGCTACTATTATTTAGCCAAACCCTATAATCAATAGTATCAAAGTCAATATCTTTGTTTACATACCAAGTTTCAAAATGACATTCGCCTGTCCAGGCCTTTCTTCTTCTAACACAAAACACATTATCTACTGCAATTTTATACCCGTTAGCTTTTAAGTATTCTGTTGCTGTGTGTAACGTTCTCTCAAATCCACGTTCTTCGTGCCAATAATCATCGTGCTCAAATGTAATACAATCAAACTCAATGCCTTGCGAAATAACATTCTTTAGTGCTGCAAGTGTAAGTTCAGGAGGATTAATATCACAACTGAGATATCCATACCTTTTAATATCAAAATATTTAAAGTTTACAGCATCTTCGTATACGCACAAATTCTGTCTTTTTTGATTCCAATCTTCTTTAAATTTGTTATCAAGTTCTAGACTAAATCCTTTCCAGCCATTTTGCTCTAGTAATAACGTATTATTATATGTTATAGGATCAGCAGCGCCAATTTCAATATAGGATTTACAATTAGCTACACTAAGTGCAAATATATCTTGACCCACTTCTGAATACTGCATTATATTACCTTCTTTTTTTGCCTTTATGAAAAATATCGTTTTCTGTAATAACTCTAAAAAAGATGCCTTTTTGTTTACACCAAGCTCTTGCAGCTTCCCACTTTGCTTGATTAACAACCCATGCTAGCTGATTAGCTCTCGAACGTCCTGTCTTTTCTTTTAGTGTTTGATTTTCAGGCTTAACTTCGATAAGTTCTACTATTTTTTTTCCGCCTTTATTTGCATAAGCAATAAAGAAGTCAGGTACATAGACTGTATACTTGCCTGTCATAGGGTGTCTGTAAGGAATACGAATAGCCTCTGATGCCCAGGTTTCGACATGAGGGTTTTCGTCACAAAATCGCATAAAGGTGAATTCCCAACTACTACGATATGTAGGAGTTCTTGTGCCTACATATTTGTTTGGAAATTTAGGATTAAACTTACCTGATGCAAATCGGCTCATACCACAATATTACGTCTTTCTATTTGTTCAGTAGGTTCTGTAATTTTATATCCTAGTACACTAGTACGCAATCTATTATAGTTTAGTACTTCAGTTACGACAGCACTTAGTTGTAACTCACCTAATCCGTTGAGTGTGTCAAGTAATTCAAATACTTTTACGTTATCTAATTTTGCTTGATTTAATATAACTGTTGCAGTACTTATTGCCGCTGCTTTACCAAAGTTGCGACTTTCAAAAAATCCAACAACTGCGTCAACTTCGTTACTTCCAAAACTAATTGTTTTAGTAAAATAATTATTAAAAAGTTGAGTTATTTTTTTATCTGGTGTCTGTGCTGGTATTGGAAGACTGCTCATTATGATTCTCCTAGTGCCTTGTCTTTGTATACTTGTTTTTCATCTGTTTGTAATGCATCATACGCAGAATTTCTACTGTTTACGCCTCCGACCTTACCTTCATTTTGCCACTCTTTACTAAACTCTTGTCTAGCTGCTGACTCAAGTGCTGCTGGGTCATTTCTAAGTTGTTGATTCTTACTATAGTTATTTACAGCTCCTAAAGCAAGAGCTACTCCTGCCGTTGCTAACAGTGTCTTTCCTTCACCACCGTTGCCGCCAGATTTAGGAAATAGTGTTTGAGAAACTCCACTAACATTAATGCCAGCAGTCCGACCTATTGCCCCCGTAAGAATATTAAACCCTTCTTGGCGCAACCCTTCACTAGACAAGTTTTTAAAATTACCAATTAAGTTAGCAGCTACTAATGCTGCTTCTAAAGGATTATTAAATGTGTCGCCGCCACTAATAAAATCATATAAATCTATTGCGCCATTAAGTATCGCGCCAAGGCCACCGCCTCCGCCTCCTTGTAAGCTATTAGGACTTGGCATGTTATCATAATGATCTTGTGCAAACCCATTTGGTTCGCCATTTGCTCCACCTTCAACTTTGCCTGCGGTATAGAAGACTGCTTCGTATGCAATTTCCATGAAGTTTTCCATAGTGCCTTGGCCATCTGAATTATCTAACCTGTCGTGTCCCCATTGTGTAATAATTGGATTTACTAAGGTATATGTTACATATGCGCCTCTAGACAATTGGCTAATTTGTATATTGTTAAAGAAAGGTACAGTTGTATTATTGTCTAGGCCAAATTTTTCTTTGTTTCTTTCAGCGCCTTCGTATGTACTATCAGGAGTTCGTGCATATGCTTTTCCGCTATTTCTGTCTTGATTTCCATCAGCATAATGATATCTATAGTATGCTTGCATCAGCATAGATGTTAAGCTACTATTATCGTCATGAAATGTAACTCTTACTGGTTGATATACTATAGAAGTTTGTACGTTTTTAACTCTATTATATTTTTTCTTTGTTTCAACGTTTGCTTGATATTGTGGCAAGTCTGCGCTTTTAACAAGCATGCCCATTTCGTTTACTTTTCGTGCATCAATGTTTTGATTAATGCCTGCTGCGGTAGCGTTAACATCAAAAAATACATGAAACAGAAATTTTGTTTTAGGTGCAAGTGCGTGATTAGTATCTGTAAATAATCTTGCAGCATGTTGAAAATCCGCAAGATTGCCTTTGGGATTTAATGCACCATTTGCTATTGAATCTAATAAACCGTTGAACTTATTTGCCATATAAATATTTATCCATAAATATTAACTGCGTATTTAAAGAAAAAGAGAGCAACTTGCTCTCTTTTTTACAGACTAAATGTAATTAAAATTATGCGCCGCCGCCAGTTACCATAGTGTTAATTGTGCGTCCAACTGCTGTTCCAATACCTGTACCTTGTGGTGATTGTAAAGCGTTGTCATAACGTATGTTAAGTGTAACACTTACTGGATCTGTTGAGTTAGAATATGCTAAACTATTATAGTTTGCAGCTTCTACATAACAACCATATAATTCAAATGTCTCAAGTACATTTGGTGTGTTGGCACCGTTGCCGCCGTCTAAGATTTCAATGCGTGTAACGAATTTATAATCTAATCCTGATGCTGCACTTGACTGCTCATAAAAGTCGAACTGCTTTTGAAGCTGCTCGCCTACAAGCTTTTGTACATTGTTGTTAACGTCTTCACGCAAGTTAAGCGTAATTGGTTCCCAGTTATGTTTACCTGCAAGGTATACTTTTGAGTTGTATACGTCGATAGTCATTTGTTCAAAACTTACATTTGGACGAGTTACGTCAATAACCTGTTTTGTAAGTTCAGTAGTCGGTGTTGAAATACCAAAGTTTTCCAGTGACACTCTAAAGCGATACTGTAGTTTTGGCATTAACAGTCCCTGGTTGCTAGCGGAATCGCCGCTAGCTAGGGGAACTGTAATTTTTGATAATGATGAAATAGCCATTTAATCTGCTCCTGTTATGTATATATTTATCAGTTTATAGACCTGCTATCTCGCCAGTATTTTTCAAGCGTAGTGGAATATAAATAAATTCAACTGCTTTTACTGGTTCAATTGCAATATCTAGATATAGTTCATTACGATCGATTCTAGAAGGCGTATTATTTGATTCATCGCATACTACTAGATAATCATATAAAGCTCTTTGGCCTAATAATTCAAGTAGTAAACTTTCTGCTGCCTGTTTAATCTCGTCCCGTGTAATCTTATCGTTAGGTTCAAAGATGTAAGGCTTAGCAAGTGTGTTTAACTGACTGCGTAAGTAAATAACCAAACGTGCTACGTTAATACGATCTAATGCACTTGCTCCTCTTGCACGAGTCTTTTGACCAAATGCAACAAGTCCAGCGCCACTAATAAACGTAATTGGATTAATACTGTTTGCGTACAATGTATCACGCTGTCCTTCGTTAAGTGATACACTTACGAATTCGTTCTCGTTACTAATGTAACCAGTTGAAGTTGCGTTAGTGACTCCGCCACGTCTTGTTCCTGCTGGAGCAAACCATGGATAGCTAACTTGATCACTTAGTGCAATAGTACGTAGCATCATGTGCGATGCTGGAACTACAACATTGTTACCAAGATTGTCACTTGTGAATCCTGCTGGATAAAATACACCTAAGTATTCATCACGGCTTACAAGTCCGTCATCGTTATCTTCTACTGCTGCGTTAACGTTTGTTCCCCACTCATTAAGTGAAGTTGCATCTGGTGTTAAACGCATTGGTGAGTCGCCTACGATAAATGCTGTTAAGCCTCTATCAAAGTTTAAGCTAATCATTTCGCCAATTAGTTCTGGATAACCAGGTGTTGCCATTAGGTTAAACAAACGAGATTCGTCATCACGGATTTCGTCGTTTTTATTAACAACTGCTTGTAGTGCTTGAACAACAACTTTACGCTGTGCCTTACGCCCGAAGCTTCCTGATCCGTCTGCTTGGTTTCCTGATTCAGTAACCCAACGATTTGGATAGTATGTACCCATATCTTGGTCTACATTATCTACTTTGAATCTTGTGTTGTCTGCGTTTGTATCAATATAGTTGCGCTCAAAACGCTTAACATTAAATCCACTTCTGCGTAAGTTCCATAGCAACATACCTTTTGGATATAGTGCAGGATCTGGTGCATCTGGATCTAAGTAGTCACTTACTAGAAGTTCTGGAATAGTTCCTGATGGAGCAGTTGTTTCAGTTCCGCCTGAAGTGCCGTCACGTGCATCTGCAAATAACATACCATTTTCAGTAGTCTGATCAGATTTATCTAACGGAGTTCCCCATTTTTGTGATTTTGTGCCTTGAATAGTTGTGTTGTATATGTACACCGTTGGATAGTTTTCTAAGTCTGCTGTTGACACCCAGATGTCTCCGGTTACAAGTGCGCTTCCGTCACTTTGTGCAATTGGCATTGTTGCTGTAACTATTGGTCCTGCTGGATCAGTAGTTGCGTTTACATTTTGGTAGCCTTTCCAGTTAGTACCGTCATGCACCATTAAGTCAATTTCATCAACTACTGAACTATACCATAGCTGACCGTTTGAAGCTAAACTAGTAACTGCATTATCGCTAGGAGTATTTGTTAATGAATTCCAATTACTTGCAACTAATTGCTTAGGAGAAGTTGCACTTGATGTGCCATCTACATAATACATGCCAGAAGTCCACTGACTTTCACTAACTGCTGCGTCTTTAGCTTGGAAGCCAATAGCTGCTAATGTACCGTTAGTATCAGTAAGTTTAATTTCGCCACCTTGTGAATGTGTAATTACAAGTCTATTACTTGCATCTACGCTTGCACTTACATTAGTAACTCCTGCTGCGTTAATAGCACCTGCTATAACATCAGCATCGCCAGTTGCACCAGTTGCTGTTACACTAACTTGTACTGCTGTACTAAATGCAGCACTGCCGTCATCTGTACTGGATACTAAGAATGATGATGTTCCAGCGCCAGGTGCGCTTGCTGTAATTGGATTACTTGAAACATTGGTTGCGCCTGCTGCACTACGTCTGTGAAAGCTAAATGTTGCTAAAGGTTGTGTGTCGTCTGCAACATTAGTCTTTGCAAAAATATTTCCAACGCTTAGATTTGCACCGCCGCCTGTTGAATCAAGTGCATATAATGCTGCTGCTGCCGAATCGTATAGTGGAGCACTAACTGTGTCCCATAGTAAAGTTTCTGCATTCCACAATTTAACTTTTAGATTAGCACCTAAGTTAGGAGTTGATGTTTTAAACCAAATACTACCTGTTGGTCTAGCACTAATACCAGTTGGTTGTCCTAAGTTAGTATCAGTAATCTTCCAACTTGGAACTCCTGTATGTGCAGTAATCTGCACAGCAGGTGGATAATATGTACCAGCTGTAAGGCCTATTCCTAGTAAAACTGCGCTGTCGCCGCCTATTAAGATGTCGCCACTGGCAGTAGAATCTGATGCTGCTGAACCTGTGCCGTCACTGTAAATTTCTAAGTATCCGTCAACTGCTGCTGCTGTAACACCTGTAATTACTGCGTTACTAATACTTGCAGCAATAACCGTTGCTGTAGCACCTGCGGCTACTGCTATCGGAGCACCGTTAACTTCTAATGTGCCGCCTGGGGCAACAACGTTAACTGCTGATTTTGTATTTTTAACAGTTGGATGACTTGCTGTCCAAGCGTCACTTCCTACTTCAACCCAAGTACCGCTTCCATTCTTGTACCATAATTTGTTTAGTGAAGTTACTGCAACTACAGCATAACCGCCTATTGCGCCTACACTAGCTTTTGGTGTATAATCTGCACCTGCATAGTCTACAACTTTTGCTGTATCTGTGATTACAGTCGGAGCCTTATTTGCAAATGCTTGTCCGTTAGTAACAGTAGATGCTGCACCATTCCATTCAAATATACCATATAGCGAGTCTGCTGTATCAAACCAGTATGTACCTGCTGTTGGATTAGCTGCCGGAGCAGTTGCTGTCGGAACTAGTTCGCCTAAGTCAATATCTGCACGTACAACCCATGCTCTGTTACTAACACCTAGTAAACTGTAAGCTGATTGTAATCCGTACTCATTAAGTTCTGATCCGTGTATTGGATTCTTGTTTGAGTCTATTTGGAAACTTGGATCTCCAAAAGTATCTGCTAAATCTCGTTGTGAAGTAAGCAAGTATGGGTTACCTGCGTTTGCTTTTAGTGTACCTGCTGCTGTTCCTGTTGCACTAGCGTTTGCTTTGTTTTGTGCAGTAGCAACAAATATCATTGGTACCGTGCCAGGTTCTGCCGGAGTATAAAAACTCTCGTCAATAACGCTGACTTGTACGCCTGGTGATGTTAATGCCATTTCGTTCTCCTATTGTCCTATTGGATTAGTTATTATATGTATTTAGCTCATCTCGAATAAAATACTATATATTACCACCGAAAAAAGGGACCGAAAAGGTGAGCTAAATACAATATGAGACCATTATGTGTATGTAGGCAACGTCCAGCGGCAATTAACTATCAAAAAGACGGTAAAACATATTATAGAAAGAAATGTGAGCGGTGTTTACGCAACGGAATTCATCACGGAATTCCTAAATGGAAACAAGCAGGGTATGTTAAAAAGGATACATGCGAAAAGTGCAGTTACCATAGTAAACATCAAGAACAGTTCGATGTTTACTATGTAGATGGCAATTTAACTAATTCTAGATTTTCTAATTTAAAAACTGTATGTGCTAATTGTCAACGTATTATGCAAAAAGAGGGCGTTAAATGGAAGCAGGGAAATTTAATTCCTGACTTTTAAGTAGCTCATTAATTGATCTAAATTAAACTTTAAATCATCTAGTGTGCCGTTGTTGTCAATTGTAAAGTCTGACATCCATTGTTGTAAGCTCATCGAGTCAGTAGATTCAGCTTCTAGATGCATACTGCGATCAACCCAAATACAGTAATCAAATACACCAGTGTTTTGCATTGCAAAGAATTCACGTTTGTTACGTAGCCCACAATAAATATCGTAAGCTTCAAACATCTCTCTACCTAGAGTTGCTGCATCAGGAACATTATAATCACAAATAGCGTTATACCATTCTGCTCTGTGATTATGCCTGTCAGCATAACACTCTTCCTCATTAGCATATCCATACTTGTCCTTTAGATCATTGTATATAAATTGTAGGCTACAGAACTTTGAACTGCTTTCAAAAGTGTATCCATAATGGTCGCGTAGCATTTCGCACACAGTATCTTTGCCGTGTCGACCATGTCCAATAACAAGTAGTTTGGGGTTGCTCATTAACTTCTCCTAGTAATAGTTTATTATAAACTAAAAACTAGTAAATGTCAACCGTTAATCGAAGTGGCCGCCTTTTACAACAACATGTTTCATTTCTTCTATTAGGAGTTGTTCTTGACGCTCTGCGTATGCTTCTTCAAACCCTTCTTCGTGGATATAACTTTCATTATTCCCCCAAACACGTTTAAAGTATGAGTTGTAAGTTTTTTCAACGTCATCATCAGACCAGCTAATGTCAATTAGTGTGCCTTTGATTATCCAGTTAAGTCGATTAGCTTGTTTACGAACGTATGATGAACACATTAGCTTCTCCTTATCGCAAACGTATTTACTTAGGGTCTAAATTGTTAGCGCAAACTCAGACTACTTTTATCCAATTACAAAACCGTAGCCACTACCGCCGGCTACTGCCATTGCTACTTCGTTTTCTAGTTTTTCCATTTCGCTTTGTGCTTCTGCTTTTAAACTAGAACCGTTTAAACTTGTACCGCCTTGTGGTCCTGCAATAGTAGCAAACTTTTCTCTTGCTTCGCCTAGCATATACTTACAGCCAGCAAGTGTATAATCTTTAATCCATTGCACTGCCATATAATCGTTTAATAGTTGACCATCTGGGCGATAATTGTAACAGTATAACATTAATGTTTCTTCGGCTCTAGGCCGTTGTAAAACTGTTAATCGTTTAGAAGTTGTATTCCATTTAAATTCAATAAATGCACCGAACATACGTCCAACAAGTTCTTGGTACTGACTAAACATATCGTATGTTGCTAGTCCGCCCATTCCGCTACTAGATAACAAATATGCGTTTGTGTATGCCAAACTAAATGGATCAAATAAACTTCCGCCACCATTTCGACCACTATCGTAAAGTTTTACGTTTACTACATCACCTTCATTTAGCCCTGTGTTAAATGTAATAGTTCTTGCATCATCATCAGTAGAGTAGTTTGTAGTTGCTGCACCATTTATAGTTACTACAGTAGTTGCTACTGCTGCTAAATTATAGTTTATATTAAATAATTGCTGCAATGCGGTTGCTGTTAACGTTGCAGAATATATTGGTCCGCCGGACGCAGATGTACCTGGGCGGGAGCCTATACTCCTGCGAAAAATTTTACGTACTTCAACAACTTCACTTGGTAGTGTATATTCATTTTGATCGACAACTGCTTCTAAGAAAATATAACTTTCTTCTACCGAGTTCTCTGAGCGCTGTCTATACCTAGTTAGTGCTTTTTTAAGTGCAGTTTCGTAATGTATAGGGTCAAGCTCAACATCGACCATGCCTCCGCCTAAAAAAGCATTTACATAGTCAAAAATCTCTTGTTTTTGTGTTGCTAGGTCTGTCATATACATGTTCTCCGATATAGTATTTATCGTAACTGCTGTCGTAACGATAAATATGTATATGCCAAGATTAAGTTTATACAAACCAGAACGCGGTAATGATTATCATTTCATAGACAAGCAGGTCCTTGAGATGTTTACTGTCGGCGGGACTGACCTGCACGTTCACAAGTATCTAGGAACTGAAAATCCTAGTGATGCAGATGCAACTGCTGATCAGCCTCAATATGACGCTGTCAAAGAAACCAATATACAAGATTTATTATTCCTTGAAAATAGAGATCGTAAATATGATGAAGATATTTATAGACTGCGTGGAATTTATAACGTACAGGATATAGACTTTGACATGAGTGCATTTGGTATGTTTTTATCAAATGACACATTGTTTTTAACTATTCACATTAATAGTAGTGTTAAAACAATCGGTCGAAAGATTATTTCAGGTGATGTAATTGAATTACCGCACTTAAAAGATGAGTATGCATTAAATGATTATAGTGTAGCACTTAAAAGATATTATGTAGTAGAAGATGTTAATCGTGCAGCAGAAGGATATAGTCAAACTTGGTATCCGCATTTGTATAGATTAAAACTTAAACAAATAGTAGACAGTCAAGAATTTAAAGAAATATTAGATTTACCTGCAGAAGAAGAAAATCCAGGTGGTAATACACTGCGCAATTTACTATCTACTTACGATAAAGAAATGCAAATTAATAATGCAATAGTAGCACAAGCAGAAGTAGACGCAGGAAAATCAGGATATGACACTAGTCATTATTTTAGTCTACAATTAGATGCTAACGGAAATACGGAAGTAGTTGATACTGATGCTGACAGCTTGCCTGACGAGATGGTTAGTGTAGACAGAGAAGGTTACAGTGGCTATTTATTAGGCGAAGGTATCCCTGCTAATAGTGCTGCATTTGGTCACGGAATACAATTTCCAGCGGCAAATGAAACAGGTGATTATTTTTTAAGATCTGATTTTTCTCCTACTAGATTATTTAGATACGACGGACAACGTTGGGTAAAACAAGAAGACAACGTGCGCATGACGCTAAGTAATACAAATACTCGTTCAACACAAAAAGGTACATTTATTAATAACTCAACTACATCTGAAATAGGTGGAGAACAAGTTACAGAAAGACAGAGCTTGAGTCAAGCATTAAGACCTAAGGCAGATAACTAATGAAATATTCCGATATTAACGACATTAAAACAATTGAACATCTAGTCGAAGACAGTTATACTCGTCCAGACAATCTTTGCAGATCAATAAAAAAATTAGTAGGGCGTGGCCAGGTTAGTAGAGCAGAGACTGCAATTAGCAATTGGACTAGTACTCGTCCGGAAGATGAAGACTATCTAAGAAATTGTTTAGGTACAAGCGGCGGTGCTAGTAGTGACGGTAACGGTCCTGGCGCTAGTGACAACGGGCGTAAAGACGGTGGCGGATCAGGTGGTCAAGACGGACAAGATGGCATTGGTGGCGAAGGACCTGCTGGACAATATCCTAGCACAGGTGGTGCAGATAATAGCACTGATGGCACAGGTACTGATGCTGATAATAGTACTGATGGTACTGATGCCAATGGCACAGATACTGATGCTGATTCATGGGATGACTTAGGACCAGAGCCAGTTGAGAAACCAGTTGAGAAACCAGAGCCAGTTGAGAAACCAGTTGAGAAACCAGAGCCAGTTGAGAAACCAGAGCCAGTTGAGAAACCAGTTGAGAAACCAGAGCCAGTTGAGAAACCAGAGCCAGTTGAGAAACCAGAGCCAGTTGAGAAACCAGAGCCAGTTGAGAAACCAGAGCCAGTTGAAGAGCCAGAGCCAGTTGAAGAGCCAGATGAAGAGCCAGATGAAGAGCCAGATGAGAAGCCAGT